GCTCTATGTCCTCGATGTGGATTCTGCGTTTGCCGTCCTCGGCAAGGTGCGCAAGGAAGCCTACGGAACCGTGCGCCCTCAGTGCGCGAGCAATCTGAGATGAATCCCCGATGTCTGGAGTTAACGAAGTCATGACACAAGAACCTGGCACCGCGAGGGCAACGTCCGACATCCTGATCGCGGGACCAATGGTGCGCGTTAGGCCCGAGGTCCAACTGGTCTCCGTTGAAAATATGGAGCGTCCCTGCAAATCCTGGATGATCGGCCTCGACTACATAACGCACGGCACCGGCTCGCATCGTAAAAACTGAAACGACTATGCCGGGATACTCATAACCAGCACGCTTCCTGACAAGATCGCCGACCTTTAAAGACTGGGACATTTTTCCTCCAAAAGCTGCGAGTGATTAACTGCGATGATCGCTCGTCTCAGTTGCGATCATAGCTCGTCACCGCGGCATTTTGCAGGGCTTCTAAGTCTGCAATGGGTCTTGGTCGTGTATCACACAGCCAGGGTCACAAGCGGTAATGCTCCGATCAAGCACGGGACTTCCGTTTAGCTTCCAAAAGCTGACATCCCTTGTCAGCTTTCTCACGCCTTTGAGATTGCCTCGTCGACCGCGTCCTCGATCGCCTGGCGGATATCGCCCTCGCACGCGTGATAGGTCGGATAAAAGAATGGCTCTGCCGCCTCCTTCGTAGTCCCGTATTCCGTCGCGAGCGCGTAATCATAGTCGACGCCGGCGCCCTGCCGTAGCTCCTTGATCGTGTCATCGCCGCCGGCGGTGACCTCGAGGTCGAGCTCATTCTTCCGCCGGCGCACTTTGACCGAGTCCCTTAGCTTCCCGCTGCGGACCGGCGCCGCGGCCTTGATCGCCTCGGCCAGGCCGTCCGCCTGTTCCTTGATCGCGGCCGCGAGCTGGCGCTTGACCTTGTAGGACAGGCCGTCGAACCAGCTCTGCACCTCCGCGTCAGGATCAGCCACCAGAGGCCCGCAGTGCCGTCTCGCCGTCGCTGTCGAGCGTGACGTCGAAGGTCACGCGGCTGCCGCGCTGACCGGTGAGGTTCAGCTTGGTGCATTTGTAAGGCCCGAGCCAGACCCGCATCCCCAGGGTGATCTTGACGTTCTTCGTCGAGCCCGCCTCAAACCAGGCGTTCCAGCCGTCGAAATCCTCGTTCGCAACCACGCCTGCGCCGGCGATCGACGCGGATAGCGACACGATGTCTCGCTCGAGCCATGACGCCGCATCGGGATCATCGCAATCCGGTACATTGGTATCATTGGTCGCGGCCGTCCGATTGAAGCTGCGCGAATTGAGGCCGCAAGGCGATTCAAACACTTCCGGGTTCGCCCCGTTGCCTAGCTGAACGAGGAATTGCGAGAACTTGAGAGTCTGAGCCTGGGCCATCAAAGCCACTCCTGTGAGAGGAAAGCATCTACCAAATGCCACGATGATCGGCCCGCCCGCGTTCGCGGACATATAGCGGCAGCAAGACCGTGATCACGAGAAAGACGCCTCACGCAACGTTCGCGTCGGTGAGGATGTCGAACGTGAGAACCGCATGCATGGTCAAACCGTCCGGATCCGGAAGCGTCCGCGAACTCTGCAGCAGCAACGACTGCAACCGCCCTTCCGGCAACGTCAGATCCGCGTCATGCAAAGCCGCGATGATCAGACGCGCCAGGCTTCTTGTCGCGGAAGAGGATTTGAAGCGGTCCCAGGCATGCAGCACGACAAAGGTCTGCGTCGCATCGATCCCCTCCGCCGTCTCCGGAATCACCTGGATCTCCCCAAAGGAGACATAGGGAAACGTCGGCCCGTTCGGGATGCGATCGAACACGCGATCCTCGATCAGCGCCCTGATCTCACCGACACTCAGCAGCCGATCGCGGATCGCTGTCAGCAGCGGTTGGGTCGGATCGGTCAGCATCACGGCATCTCACGCCACGCAGCGCAGGTTGATCCGCACAAGCTGGCCATCAATGAGTTTGGCATCGACATGGGTGATGACGCGGGGCGGCTGGCCGCGAATGACGAGATCGTCCGTGTCGTTGACGCGCGGAATCCGAGGGTCTGCATTGAAGGGCGGCGGCACCGGGATCGTGCCGCCAGGCCATTGGGCGGCGTCGATCTGGCGCGGCGACATGATCACGGTCAGTTCGGAAAGCTTGATGCCGGCCGGGCTTTGCGCGGTGTCGAGACCATCGATCCGGGCGCGACAGGTGACCGACACGAAGGTCTGGTTTGGCGGCTGACCGATCCGCCGGCGCAGGATGATGTCCTCGCCCGCGGCCGCGAGCGCGCTGTCGAGCGCGGCGATCAGGTCGGACATGGAACGCAGCCTTCAGATCCTGGTCACGCCGTTGACGGTGAGCTGCTCGGTCGCGGCTGAGCCGTCCTGCCACGCGTATCCTACGCCAGTTGGCGCGGGCGGCGGCGCGGTTGGCGAGGACGCCGGCTGCGACGCAGCATCGTGCCCGCGGTCACGCTCGGCGTCGGCCACCTCCCCTGCTCCATCGTGGTCCGATGACGATTGGCGGCCATCGGATTCGCCGTCGGGAGGGGCGCCGTTGGATCGATCGATCATGCCCTCGATCGTGGAGCGAACCGAAGCCTCATACATCCGAAGATCGCCGACGTGCCCCTTGAGCACCTGCTTGCCTTCGTCGATGGCGTCCATGACCGTGTCGTAGTCCTTGCCGATCTGGGCCAACTCCTTCTGCTGCCCCTGCGCGCGCAGCAACCGCGCACGCATGCCGGCGAGCTCGACGGGACGCGGAATGGTCAAAGGTGGGCGCTTGTCAGCCATCAGCTGCTCCAACAGTTCGGGATGACGAGTAAGGACTTCGAGCCGCAGCTTCAGCTGCGCGACGCAGATGAGGGCCGTGAGCCGATCCACATGCGCAGCCGTTCAGCGCACCGCCGCGCGGACCGACAGCACGGTCCCGGAATAGGTGCCGGTCGTGATCAGCTTGACGGCCAGGCGATCGCCGAGCAGCCCGTCATTGACGCCCTCGGCCGCCAGGTCAGCATAGGCCGCAACAGCCTTGGACAAGAGACCCGACACGTTGGCCGTCTTGATCGCCGAGGCCGTCGTGAAGTCAAACCGCGCGATCTGGATCTGCGTCTGGCCATGATCGAGCGACGTCACCACGATCGCCGAGCAGCCGGCTCCGCCGGAGCCATACTGGAAGCTCGCCTCGAGCGTAACGGCGCTCATGCCATCGAGATCCTCGGTCCAATCGACCAGCGCTGTCTTGGGCGTATCGATCTGCAGGGCACTTAGGGTGAAGACGCCCGGATTATCCATGGATTATCAATCCTTCCGACCGACAGGCGGCGGCTAGCACTGCAAGCAAACGTCGGGCATGGAGCGCTTGAATCGCGCCTACACCGCTGCTTTCAACTGACAAATCGGACAATTGCACTTCCGAGATTACCCGCTAACCGGATATCCACGGACACCCGAAAGACAACGCAAATGACCCACTGCAGACATTAGCGCTGCGCTCCCATGGACGGCCGGCGCAGCGTTACCAAGGATTAATTTCTTCGATAGGAGGCAGAAACAATTGATCTTCTAAGATGGCCTCAGTAGGGGGAGATCGGAGTCATCGCGATGCGCCACGCCTCCCTCTTGCACGCTCTTGCCAAAGCCGGCCTGTTCACCGGTCTGTTCTTGGGATCCGGCCTCATCTCAACTGCATACGCCGACGACGCCTTGGCCGTGTCCGTCGACGATTTCAAATATAGAGACACGTCGAACGAGCCCACCGATCAGACGGCCGTGCATGAGAAGCGATTGCGGGCTTTCATGACCGCGCTGCGGGACGATGTCACGGCAGACCGCCGTTTTGAGCTCGTGCCTTCCTCCTGCGGACCAAATTGTCCGACCGACGGACCGGCATTGCGCGATCGGCTGCGCGCGGCGTCACAGGCCGGCGCCCGGATCCTGATCATCGGCGGCTTTCATAAGATGAGCACCTTGGTGCAGTTTGCGCAGACTGTTGCCATCGATACAACATCCCAGCGTGTCGTGTTCCG